GTGAGAGGAAGAATTCCATCCATCAAAGGCAACTTTGACATCAGCCACACGTTATATCCTATGCAATCCTAATAATTGCGTTACTAGCGTCTGCTGCTGGAAACTGAATAGTAAAATCGCCGCTAGTAGAAGTCTTGTCTGCACCAAAATCCAAAGCACATACCGCTCTGTTAGCTGATCCTGCAGTAGTTGAAGAGTTGTAAATTAAACATCCTCTTGCAGTAATTGAACTACTAGACCAAGTAGTATCAGCAAAATCAGTCAACGCTGTAGTACCTGATGTAGTCGGATCTACGTTAGTCAAGGTATTGCCACCAGCGGTGTACCCTGTTCCTGTCGCAGAAACCTCATTGGTCGTTGCATAAGCTGTGGTAGACGCAGACAAGGTTGCACTACTCGTAAACAAAGCAATTTTGAATGTGTTGCCTGTGCCGGTAGTAGTTGTGGTGCCTCCACCAGAACCGTTGTGAAAATTGTGTATTCCCTGAAGCAACTCAGACTTAAAAGAAGTACACATCGCTGTTGTAATAGCCATTACAGTCTCCTTAATATATCCGCAACGTCTGGATGACCCTGCTGAATAAATTCGTTTATAAGAGTAGTTCTATCGCTCTTAATAGCTTGTTTGATAATACCTAAAATTACGTGATAAATGCGACTTTTAAATGCTTCTGCTTGTTGCCTAACAATCGGATCTACAGAAGAAGAGATTCCAACTATTTGTTCAACCGCTCGTTCGGCAAGTTCTTCTGGCGACAACCCACGATTTTCCGTCGTTTTTACCACCACGTCTCCCATGTTGGATTTAACCGCTACTTCAAACATTATCTTCCTTTACTGATGTCATAACGGTACTCGTCCTTTGCACCGTAACCCTCACCCAGGTCTTTTATTGCAGCTATAGCTTGACCAAAACGTTGCTCGTATTGAGCGACTTCTTCAGGAACTTTCAAAAAAGTGGCTGCTTCTACTAAAGTTCCGTACAACAACGCATCTGGCGCGTTGGTTGACAACCACGTAGTACCGCTGTCCGAACCTGCAGTCAAAGACGCAGGACGATATTTATAGTGCAATTCAAAACTGTAACCGCTATCCGGGGTAGGCGCTAATATAAAAGTAGTGTCATCAAAAAGCGCATAATACTTGGGAGTGCCGGTAGTAGATGCATTTGGCGTGTAAGATCTTGCAAAAGATACGTGTTTGAATAACAAATACGAGTATTCGCTATCTTTTATTACAGCCAGACTATACGGCGCTAAAAAATCACTAGGCGTCGATAGATAGGTGCTGTTGTTGGTAGCGTTACCTGTGACGTTCTTTCTGAATACCGGAAGCTCTACGTTTTTTAAGATACGTTCTTCCGACTCTTTTATAAAAGTAGGAAGTTGTGTGTCAAACGTAGTCTCCGACGTTTCACAATAATCTTGTACTGCTGTTTTTAAAGTTGCGTATGTAAAACTCATGTTGTGCTCACCGTGACAGTTCCAACTTGACCAATCCCCCGAACAGGAATAAAAGTGCTTTGGGTAACTAGGGGAACGCCTACTACAACTACTGTAGGCTCTACACGGTCCGGTCTAGCATTGCGCAAAGCTTGTGGATCGTCTGCGTTTGGTGAAGGAAATAATTGCGGTTGTTTTGGATCAAACTCATCTGGTCCGACCAAAGACCCATTCCATTCCCGTTTCATGGAATTTAATTTGTAACGAAAACCAGATCTATCTGATATCCCGTATGCGTATTTTCCTCTGGCAAAAGCTCCCATCGTTACGACCTATACGTTTCGTATGAAGGGCTAATGCGTAAAGAAGCACGATCTCTATCTTCGTCAAGAGCCCGTTGTAATTCTTCTTCGTAAATAGTTTTTAAAGCCCCCATAAGTTGTGGGTTTCGTTTCATAGACAAGTAGTACGCTAATCCTGCAGTTAAGCAAGGGTAAAACCTAAAAGGTACTTCTGCAGTGTTCGTATATGCGTCCGCATCGTCAATTCTAGTTAATCTATTGAATTTAACAATGTCAGTGTCATTTTCTGGTGCAGGCCAAATTTGTAAAACAGGCGTTATTTGCCTGTTGAGAAAAAATTGATTTGGTCTACCTGATTGTGACTTGTTAGGTATGTTGAGGAAACTGGACCGGCTTACTCTTTGTATTTCAAAATCAGTGCTGTCTCGGGTAACAACTGCCGACAAAATATCTATTGTGGACTGCACGTTTGTTAGATCTACAGCCGCGGCTAGAGTGCTTGACGCACCGCTGGTGCCGCCAATAATTGTTTCTCCGCTGGAAAACGTCCCAGAAGGTATTGTGATAGCCAAGGTGGTGCTAGAAGGTTTACTGGTAACGCTGGCCGTTGCTGCGCTAGTGCCTCCTGTAAGGGTTTCTCCTACCGAAAAACTGGCAGAAGAACCCACGGTCATTGTTAAAGTTCCACCAGGGTAATCCCTAATGCCCGTAGCTAAAGTTATGGATACCTCTTCAATGGTCCATTGATTTAATCCACGGTTGGCCCAATCGGCAAACAGTAAGTTAAGAGAACGTTTGGCGCTTCTTAAATCGTAACCAGTTCGAACTTCTAAACCGCAACGTTCAAACGCTTCTTCCACGTACTCAGCAACGTCTAATTCAAAATCTTTAGAACCTGATGTAGCCATTATTCTTCATACAAGTTATTGAAAGTTACCGCTGGATCTAAATAACTTTCGTGGCCTTCAGCAGAATGTTTCCACTGAGACGGTTTAAAATCTGGCGCTCCCTCTCCGGTCACCCAAAGAGCGGGACTTGTAGCCCTTACACGGTTGTTTGGTAACGCCACTATATTTCCTTTCCATTTACCTTCTTCTGTTATGCATAATACATGGGACTGCTTGTGTTGAGCAGAGTCATCTGCAATATCAGATGCTGTATAATCTACAGTAAAAAGGTATTTAGAAGTAAAAAACTCTCCACCAATCTTAGCAATCCACGGGGAAGAGCTTACCCTATCCATAACCACAACAGAATGATGATGAGACTCACAGTCCCAAGGCTGGGATAAATGATCATCCATAGGTTCCGGATAATCTTGCATAGGCATATCACACACTAAGCCTTGTATTGGCATCCTAGCCCACATAGCTCCTCCATGTATGTTGCCCTCATCGTTATCCTCACAATCTGCTTCGCAGCCGGTAAAAACAACCTGAAAACTTAAAGAGCGGTCAGGTACTGTATTTACGGCTATCGCTAAACAATGTAAAAACTCTCCGTGATATTTTTCGTGGTTATGCGTAAATTCTCGTCGCACCCAACATTTAAAATGCGGAATGTTGCTGATTAAATACGACACTAAATGTCAAGATCTTTCTTCTTTGACATTTTCATCATGGCACCGCCTTTAGATTTTTTCATAAGGGAGCCACCTTTAGATTTTTTCATCACAGAACTATTTTTAGATTTCTTTTTAGCTGACCCTGCGTTACCTATGTTTACTCTTGAACCCGGCATAACTACCTCACGTATATGTTGTTACTTTACGACGCTCGTTTAACACTGCGCCGCACCCTTTTGCAATCTCCTGCCGTACACCGCCGCCACGAGACATGTTTCTTACTGTTGCTTTTTTCGTGTTTTTGACAACAGTTTTACCTTTCGACCCTTCCCGTTTTTTCTTTTTTGCCGTGGCCGCTCGTTCTGATTTACTTAACGAACGTGCTTTAGCTAAAGGAAGACAACGATCTGGGTTTTTTTTGTCTTTTGAGGTGCCACAGTCACCAACAATATTACCGCTGCTGTCAATTCGCACCCATTTTTGATCACGCCATTTTTTTAACTCACCCATCAGGCTTTTTTCCTTTTGGATTTTTTTGCGTAATTAGGGTCTTTGCAATACTTAGAAGCCGCCATGTTTGCATAAGCAGACGGGTAGGTATCAAAAGTGCGCTTTGCCCACGCTTTTCCTGCAGGGCAGATTTTGCTTCCTTTGCTTTTTTTGGAAGCTCCGCCGCCCTTCCTATAATAGGTCAGTCCTTTTGGCATAGAGGCGCGATTCATTTACCACGCCTCACACGACCAATAACGCGCCGTGAACTTATCTTTTGCAGTATCGCAGTTATGGCGGGCTCTAAAACTTTTTCTGCGTTTAGGTTGGCTTTTTTTAATGGTCATATCAGGATCGCCGAAACGAACCATCTTAACCTGATCGCCTTTTTTAGCTAAAACTACAGACTTTTTAGACCCACCTTTTGATCGCTTTGGCTGGTTATACCCAGAAAACGTTTCTCCACGATACTCTAGTCGTCCAGAAGGCAGTCTTTTTACGTTCTTTACAGTAGCCACGTGTTTTTACGCATGAAATGCGGTCATAGTGGTAAAAGTTGACTGCGTATACTGTATGTAAGCGCCGCCTGTAAACAGAACGCCTTCCTCCGGGATGGCAACATCTCTGGTAACCGTTGCACTAGCTACGGTGCCAATTTTCATCGTACTTGTTCCCGTAGGAGAAGTAATCAAAAAATCAATAGTTCCCGCTGTACCGGAGTTAACAATATAAGCACCTTTCAGCCTTGTTCTTCCTGCAAATATAACGTCTGCAGCAGAGTTGTTAATCCCTGCCGAAACATCACCCGCTGGATCGCCTACGGCTGCAATAGCTGTAACGGTTTTAAAATATTTTGATCCCGTTGCAGTTCCCGCGTTTGCACCAGTAATTGACTCTGTTTGGGAATCCCCATTTACATCAGTTCCTGTGACTGTAAAAGAAATCCCAGAATCATCACCAGCAGACAAAATAGTAACTATTCGTCCTGAACTAAACGTGCAACTGCCACTATCAGCAAGCGCACCGCCAATCGTTAAATTAGCGTTGTTACCCACAGCAGCGGCAGTTGAAATCCCATCGGCATCTAAGGCTTGCGTGTCAGCCGTAATAAAAACAGCTTTAACATCTGATCCTGCCATAAACTACTCCTTGATTTCACCTCGAAGGACCATAGCTTTGTACTCTGCGCTTCCCACAGGGGGCAAAGTAGACGCCTTTTTAGTCGTCTTTTTAGCCGCAGGTTTTTTAGCAGGAGCCTTCTTTTCCGTAGATTTTTTAGTAGTCGCCATTTACAACCCCTATCGGCCTTGTGCAGCAAATAAATAATCGATGGTAGCCGATTTAGTGCCCGTTGCAGAACCCGAAAGTTCCATCGCACCAATAGCCAGATTTTCATCGTCCGGTATGTTATCAGTGTGCGTAGCAACTAAATTTCTGTTTACAAAAAACTCTACAGAACCTGTACCTTTCACATGGAATCCTAACGTGACGTAGGTGTCGTCAGCTATGTCTACTCCAGAATCAGTAGTAGTGGCTGTCCCGTCTTTTTCCGTAACACAATCGATGTTGGTGTCACCATCGTCAACCTGGAACACAATGCGATCAGCAGCCGTGAGCATAGCCTCTGGGTTCGTCGCAAAGTTCACTGTCAACCCTACGCACAAATCAATCGCGCTTCCTTCTGAATCACCAACTTTAATTTTGGTTTCAAACCAAACGTCGCGGCTAGTAGACAATGCAAATATCTCATTGCCCTGTACAGAAGCCCCGTCGTTATCTGTGGTTGCTTG